CAAGTAGATCTAAACCATCGGTATAAGCAGTTTCCCAATCTTGACGTGAAGATCTATACTCTTCATAATTTTGAAAAAGTTCTGAACCTAATGGCATTAAAACTTCTTCTGGTAATAGTTCTGCTAAATTTGCAAAATGATCTGGAGTTTGTTCTTGATTAAAAGCTGCTGGTTCAAAATTAATTTCAACACCACCATCTTCCATAGGTGTAATTTCTGTATCTCCTTGAGAAGGAATCTGTTCTTGAGTTTCGATAGTTTGTTCTATTGAAGCTTCTGGCCCCTCAATCTCAATAGTTTTTCTAACTTCGTTTGGAAGTGATTTGTCTATAGTTGCCATTTAATTTTCCTGAATTTGTTAATATAACCTTTTTATTTGGAACATTCAACCCTTGTGGGTTAGGTCCTCTTAGTGGTGGTATTGTTCTTGTTAATTTTTTCATCAATAATAACTTCTCTCTGTTCTTGGAAGTTCCTCATCTCTATAGTCTTCTGGGTGAGAAATCAAGCCACCTTGTCTAAATCTCATAACAGCTTGTGTCATAGAATCTACTAAATCGTCATGATCTCCATATGGAAAGGATGCACATTCCTCAATAACCTCTTGTGCAAACTGTTTAGATTTAGGTGCCCATATCATTCCAGATTCAAATAGAGGTGCAACAGCATTCACTCGTGCATGTTTATCATTACCTTTACTTGGTGAAAAATTAACAACGGGTATACCCATGCTTCTAAGTTCATAAGTTAATGGAAGTCCTGATGCTTTCGCTTCAACAAGAACTGTTTCAGGTTGCCAATACATATATTGTTCGTGGGCCAGGCGCCTTAATTCTGGAAACTCTAAACGCTCTTTCCTCGCATCTAGTAAAATTAATTGTGGACCAGAGTCCTCATTTAAATGAAACACGCCCCAGGTTGTGATTGCAGAATAATCCGCGGTTTCTTTTTTCATGAATGCCGTATCATAAGATTGAATGACATGTTCAAGAGGTGGAATATATTCTTCTTCCCAATCTCTCCACCACTCACGTTTAATGATTGCTCCTTCTTCTGCAGTTGGATCTTGCATATATTGAGCATTCCATTTTGCAATACCAGCAGATGCTTTAACCGCAAGTAAATCTTCTAACTTCCAATATTCTGGCCATACTGGTTTACCTGATGGAAGGATCGCAGGAAACTCTATCACTTCCCATTGATCTGCTTTTTCTTCTGCTGCTTGGGCCTTGATTAGTTGTGCTGTTAAATCTTTTGTACTCCATCTAGTCATAACTAAAACAATACGTCCACCTGGCTGCAAACGCTGACGGGGTCCTGAAGTATACCACTCATATGCTTTATCAAAAGCTGTGGCTGAATTTACATCTTGCTCTGAATGTGGATCATCAATGATGAGTAGATCAGCACCTCTACCGGTCACCGCACCCTGGACACCGACAGCAAAATATTCACCACCTTGATCCGTTTCCCAACGGCCCGCGGCTTTTGAATCTTCTTGTAATCTTGTATTAAATATTTCTCTATATTCATTTGAGTCAATCAAGTTTTTAGTTTTACGACCGAAACGTACTGCGAGTTCTGCAGTGTGAGTCGCTTGAATAATTTTTAATTTAGGATTATTTCCTATCATCCAAGCGGGTAAAAAATAAGAAGCGAATTCAGATTTTGTATGCCTAGGTGGCATATTAATAATTAATCTTTTTAATTCACCAGATTGTAATCTATTAAATTTATCTGCTACTTCTTTATGATGAAAGCCTTCAATAAAATCTGGCCAAATGTATTTTACAAAATCTAAAAAATTATTTTTTATATTATTTTTTCTAGCCTTTTCTATACGATACAAAACATTTAATTTTGTTTCCTTTCTTACTTTAGGGTCAGCTATATTATTTAAATTTTTTATTTTTTCTATATCAAGCATAATGTTAATTATGGTACCTTAAAAAGTTTATACCCTACCCGGGTGTATAAATCCAGCACTAAAGGGTAATGTCTGGGACCCCTTTTTTTGTTTTACCCCCTCCCCCCCTCTTGCTTAAAAGGTATTTGCCAACCCCATGGGACCTCTTCCTTTTTTCTTCGGGTGGGACCCGCCCTCATGTGTTTAGTGTAGTACAACTATAAAGTTAGTTAGCCACCACTACTAATAGCGTGTTATATATGCAACACACAAGTCAGTGCATTATTTTGTATAAAGATTTATTTCATTTGATAATCTTATTTTAATTAACGAAAGGAGAAATAACATGGCACTTACATACGACTACACTAAGGTAGTTAAAATGAATAAGTTCACTGATGAAGAACACAACAATGCATCTCGATTCGCATGGGTATTAATGGGAGTTGATATGAACAATGTTTGTGAAAAAAATGTTGATGAAATTGTTTTCAGATTATTATTTGCAAAACAATGCAATCAAAACTTTTTAATCGGTGACGTGACAAAAGACTCCCTTAAAGAGTATGTTAAAAACTATATCGGATATGAAACAAATGTCGGATATAAAACTAGAAACTCATATATGAAAAAAATAATGAGAATAGTTGAAAGAAGAATAAACTAACAACAATCGGGGTGGCGAAAGCCACCCCACAACTGAAAGTAATAAAATGAAAAACAAACTAAAAAATACAATCGAGTTGATTGAGTTAATGAATAAAACGCTGGTTGATGTTATTCAGTTTTTAGATTCAAAAGGACATTCTAATACTGAAGTAAGATCAAGTGTTGATAAACTTTTAAATCATCAACAAGGTTTAAAAAAAGATGTTGAACTAGAAATAAAAAAAGTTGTAGGAGTTAATTAATATGGAACTGGATATTAATTTAACTGAAACTGTTTCATGTTCCATGAACCAAGAAACAGGAACTCCAGTCCAAGAATGCGAGTTCAAGGCCAACTACATGACTGGCACTGACAACTCGCTTGATGATCTAGAAACAATATCAGAATAGTTTTAAGAATAGCGCCCGGAAATCTGGGCGCTATTTTTTTTCTTTTTTTCCCGGGTGGGACCCGCCCTCAAGTGTTTAGTGTTTTTTTTAAAACAACGCCCAGTTGTATGGGCGTTGTCTATTCTTAACGAAAAGAATTATTTAGAAATTTGAGTAAAGGACTTCGGCACTCGAACTTCAATTTGTGCCTTACCAAATATATTCTCTAAGTTTTTCCAAACGTCATCAATGGACAAACCAGAGTATAAAGTATTTTTTGCGTCCTCTATTCCATTTTGTAGATATTTAAAGAACTTGCCCTTTTCAGAGTTTTTATATTTGTCCTCAAGTTCTTGTCTACATGCTTTTTTTAGATTACTAATAACTTCATCTACAGTGTCAGCACGACTTGAGATTTGCCAGTCTCTAATATCTGACCATTGATTAACCTTTTCAAGTAATGCTTGTTTTTTCTTAATAGCATTTTGGTTAAGAGCAGTTTCCTTTGCGTCTTTACTTTGTTTAAAGTCCTCAAAGTCCTTTTCAGCTTGTTCAGCGTCTTTAAGTAGCTTTTCAAGTTTCAAAGTAGATAAGAACTTATTAAAGTCCTTTTCTAATTGTTTTCCTACTTCAAGTTCGCACTGTGAACGTACTGCACTTTGCTTTTCTTGGAACTTGTTATTTATAAGTTGATGTAAATAATCAAGTTCTTGTTTTCTTATTGGTCTCATTTGTTTTCCTTTCGTTGTTTGTTTCGCATATTATATCCTATGTTATCCTATACTGTCAAGCTCTAAATTAATTATTTTTATTTTTTTTCTTCGGGTGGGTCCCGCCCACATGTGTTTAGTGTTTTTTTATGGGTGGGCCCCGCCCACAGGTGTTTGGTGGGCCTGCGACACTATGTCGCATTGACTTATTTGAATTCATTGACCTCGAATCATGGAACATAAAGAAATTTATTTATTGATAATAATGTAGGATAATATATGATTGTTTCTGTTGTGTGGAGCAAACTGGGATTAACCTGTATTCCACACAGCACAACGAAAGGATAAAAAATGAAAACATATAAAATATATTTCACTTCAGACATTTTAGAATCAATTGAAGTGGAAGCATCTTCTGAAAAAGAAGCTGAGGACATGTTCGAAACAGGTGTGTTAGATTTGTCTGATGCTAAAGAAGAGGCACAAGAAAACTTAAAACTTGATACAGTAAAGGAAATCAAAGATTAGGTTTTTGAGAAACAAAAGAGTCTGGCGCCTAAAAAATAAGCGCCAGACTACAACAAAAGGAAAAATAATGACTAAAAAAATGTACACCATTGTGGCCTACTACAAAGAAAAATTTACTTATACTGTGGAAGCTGCAACTGAAGAGGAAGCTAAGGAAATAGCTTTAGAAAACCAAGCTGATTGGGAGAGGATGGATGAATTTATCAACCATGAACCCCCTGTTATAGTCCAAGTAATGGAAGAATAATTTCTAACGGCGCCCTGACCAAGGGCGCCACAACCCCAAATAAAAAATCTAAAATATATAAGGCGCAAGCAAGCAAGCTCTAATTTTTTTATTTTTTTATTTTTTTTCGGGTGGGACCCGCCCACAAGTGTTTAGTGGGGTGCGACAATATGTCGCATTGACATAACCTCAGGTTGCATGAGCCATGAATCAAGGAACAGGCAACAAGACATAAAATAAGATTTGACAAGATGGGAGATTATAGGATATAATTACATCGTTGAGTTAAAATATCACCACGTAGATTCATATAGGGTGGTCATAGTTTAAGAAAATCTATGTCTAATGAA